ATGAGGAAAACACAAAAAAAATATAAAACATTAAAGAAACAAATAGCAGGTAAAATCGGAAAAATATCTAAAAGAAAAAATAATTATAATAAAAAATCAAGAAGACACTTTTTAGGAGGTGTAAATTTACAAAAACTAAATTGTAGTCCAAAACCAAAAGGAGAGGTAAATAATTTTAGTTGTTATACAAATAAGGCACTTTATAAATTACGTGATTTATGGAACGCGCGTCATCCTGATGCTAAAATTTTATCTAGTTCGCCAAAAGAAATACATAAACAATTAGGAGAAAAATTAGGTGGTACTTGTAATAAAGAATCATGTTGGCTAAAACAAAAAGCTGAGTTTGGAAAAGTAAGCAGCGATATAGCTGATTCTTTCGCACCAGAATCGCCACCTGAATGGAAAAAGAATCCAAACGAATGGTTATCAAGCATAGATATTATGAAGGTAATGAAGCAATATGAAAAAGCATATAAATGTTTCGATTTTATTGGTCCATCACCGATTGATTTTGATAAAAGAAAATTATATGGCGAGTGCGTTTGGGATGAATTATGTAATTTTAGTTTAGAAGAGCAAATCAAAAAAGGTAAGACAAAAATAGGTATTGTTTTTAATACAGACCCACATAATAAACCAGGTCAGCACTGGATATCAATGTTTATTAATATTAAAAAGAAACATATATTTTTCTTTGATAGCACAGGAGATAAACCGGTTCCTGAAATTATGAAGCTTGTAGATAGAATAAAAGAACAAGGACTAAATCTTATGCCAAAAATAGTATTTAAATATGATAGTAATGAAGGAGTAGAACATCAATATGGTAACACCGAATGTGGTATATATTCATTATTCTTTATCGTCCATATGTTAGAAGATAAAATGACGGAACATTATTTAAAAACGCATATTTTGAAGGACGAATATATGCAGAAATTCAGAAAGGTCTACTTTAATGACTCACTTTAAATTAAAATTGAATTACTTTTATTATGAAAATATAAAGACAATTTTTATAATAAACAATACAAATACAATACAAATATGAGTAACACGGAAACAAAAGAAACAGAGGTTTTTAGACTTACTCCAATAATCGGAAAATTTTACGAACATGCGGAATATACACGGCGAACAGGAAGATGGCCTACTGAAAAATATTTTGTAAATAAATCGCCGAAATATGTCGGGGAATTTGTAAGATTCGCACAAGGAGGCTATGGTGATAATGGTTGGCGTACAGATTATTTTAGAGATGAGACTGGAAAAGAAGTAGAAGTGCCTTATACATATGAAGGAACTACATGTTTTCGTGAAGTGAGTCCAAAGATTCCGAAGGCAATTTTTGACGATATCAACAGCATAGTACCTCCTTTACCAAGTCTAAGGACTCTGGCATTTTACCAACAACCCACCCAAGTTATTATGGAAGCTAGAGAAAGTTTTATTATATAAATAAAATAAAATAAAAATACTTAAAAATATAACACTACTAATACAATGTTATCACCTACTATTTTATTATTTTCAGTAGTATTTAGCTTTCTAGCAACAGTCCATATATCAAATTGTATATATCCAATGTAATAATTAGTTATAAAAAAAATATAAATATATCACATATATTAAATACACTTATATATTTATGTCAATTGATAATTTTTTAACAAAAAAAAATATGGCTACTATTTGGGATGTTATTAGTGACGAAGAAGTATTTAAATTTTTATCGAGAGATAAACAAACCAAAGTAGCACAAATATTTGAAATAAATTTAAATACTTTTTTTAATACTGAAAAAAACAAATCAGCGAATCTTATGGATATTAATAAAAAATATATATTACTCATATTAAAATATATTAGAGATACGTTTCCTCGTGAGCCAGTTAAAATAAAAATACATAATGATAATCCAGGACAAGAACAAAGAATGCCTTTGATTACACATCAAGACATACAAAATGAGCGTGTATCTACTTTTGACCGCGATTTAAATACTAGACAACGTGAGTTTGATAATGCGATAAAAGTAAAACCACCACCTGTTCCAGAATTTGGCGATAAATTTGAAGATAAACCAATTACTGATATGGAGAGAATACTAAAAGAAATGACAGAAAAACGTAATTATGAAGTAGCGAATATAACAAAAAGTCAGAATAACGATTCTACTTGGTTAAAACCACAAGAAACATCTATTCAAAATGAAAAATTAAATAGGACTATCTTGAATAATGGAAATAATAATAATAATAATACATCTATTACTAGTAATAATAATGGTAATAAACTGAAGTATATAAAAATAGATAATAATGAAGTAAGCTTAACTCCTTCCACAAATAAAAAAAGTGTATCATGGGACCAAAATTTAACAAATGAAACTAACACTAATGAAAATATATTAGAAGAAATAACTATATTTAATAAACTAAAAAAATTGGAACCAAATAAGAACAATAATAGTATACAAGATAATAGAATTCAAGTTTTAGAAGACGAAGTCAAAAATTTAAATCATAAGATGAGTGAAATATTAGAATTATTACGTAACAACCAAAATAGAATAGAAAATAATATAATATAATATAATATAATATAATATAAAATTGAAAACGTTTAAATATATTTATTAACAACGTAAATATATTTTAATTATGAATCAACTATTTACAATACTTATTCTTACAACTATATTTGGTATACGTCAAGCGAATGATTGGATGTTAAATATAAAACATAATCTACGTAACAATACGCTTCGTTATATTATTTTTAAACAGTCAAAAATAATACACTTCTTTAAAAAAATAAAACAAACTACACAATTATATTATAACAAAGCTATCGTATCTATTAGTGAGGGAATCGAACAATATAATAGTTTATCTGAAGAAGATAAAATGTTAATAGATGCGATACGTGATTTGTTTCTATAATAGCAATAAAGTATAGCTTATTTTAATTTTTAAGTATTTTTTTTAAATTCTTCTTGTCCTTTATCATTTGTTTCTAATGTTCCAATTTGTAAAGGAATAATGCTAGGGTCTTTTAGCGCAGCTAAGTAACTAGCCTTATCATAAATATTTAAAACCTTTTTACTTATTCTACGATAAACATAATCTACACCTTCTATGTTAACCGGTTTGCCTACCCATTCAATCGCAACCTTATTTGCGCGAACAGTTGTATCATTTTGTTGGTCTGCGTAGTCAGGTACATAAGTAAATTTATCATTAGTTGTATCGCCAAAATTAACACATTTACCATTTGAATGTAAATAGCAATCGAATGAGGATTCTTTTATTGCTTCAGTCAATTGTGATGTTAAAGTTGCTTTTATATCTGATATTTCATACATATATTGGTCGCTAGTAAATGGGACCTTTATTCGTTTTCCAGGATTTTTTGGGTCAACTACTTCTCTTTTACTTAAATCTTTACGTTTCAATTCAATTGCTTCATCGCTTTTTAATTGTGCTTCTGTAAATACCATCAAATAAACAAATACTTCTACTGTTTGTAGCTCTTTTGGCAATGCTTTATGACTACAAATACGACGAGCACGACCAATAACTTGTTCTGTACGGACTGGGTGCCAATATGGTTCCATAATATGGACGTACCTGGTATTACGTAAGTTAATACCTTCTGAGCCGGATGATGTAATCATAAACACCTTTATTATTTCACCCATATTATTATTTCGTGCTATCTTTCTTAGCTCATTCGAAATATTTTCTGGTATTTGGTCCCATTCACCATTATATATATGCCTTACCATCTCTTTTTCTTCGGTTGTTTCGGTACCAGTATATAAAGCATATGTGGGCTTACCCATATCATAATCTGGAATATCGATTTCCCAAATACCACTACCATTTTTCTTTATTCTGAACCTGGCAAAACCGTTTTTCTCTAATACTAAACTGAATAATCCGATACCTTCCATAGTCCTAAACTGGCTATATACTAAATGTAATCCCTTATATTCATCATCTTGTATATTTTCAAGCATAGCCAAAAACTTTGGACTATATCTTTCAAGTGATTCTGGTGTCAAAAAATCATTTGAGTGTTCTTTTACATTTTTTAGAGAATTTTCGAGACGCTGGCTGTAATCTATGCCACCAATTTTATTTAATATTTCATCGCCTTCAATTTCACCTTCTTCGGCATCATTTACATCTTGTTTTTCTTCTTCTTTTTGCGCATCCTTTAATAATAATGCCATTTTACCAATAACTATATCTTCTTTTTCTACTTTACCTTCTCCTTCTTCGCCTTCTTTGCCTTCTTCACCTTCCTTTTTGTCAGGTTTTCGTTTTCTTTCTGGAATAGGTCTATCAGGTAAAACAAAGTTACAAAATAAACGAGAAAAAATACGATATGTAGAAGTAGAATTCTTATAATCTTCGCTTGGTAATGGAGTATTCTTCTGTTTTTCCATTTTTCGCTCTTCAATACGAGCTCCCTCATATATTTTAAATTGATAATCGCTCATTGGTACTCTTACAATATGATAATCTACACCTAGTTGCTTATTATATCTAGGTAATAAACCTTCTTGTGCGCTCCTAAAATAAGAGGATAAACCAAGTATACGGCGTTTTAGAGCATCTATATTTTTCAAATTTTTATCGGAGTCATTCACATATCGTGTCATAAACTCATCTAATTTATCAGGTAGTGCCTTTTTATTTTTAATTTCAATACCAGCGCTAACTACGTCAATATCATTTCTTTTTAAAACACTAATAATCCTGCGTTCAAAGTCATCATCGCTTATAAACTCGTCATCTACTACAGTTTCGCCTTTATCATCCTTTTTCGTATTAGATACACCAGTATATCCTGATTGTACCTTAATCTTATTTTTAAAACCGAATGGATTCCTTGTAATAGTCAATATTTTACTAGAAGGTGAATAATCAAGGTAATCAAGAGTTTTTTCTCCTTGTAACATATCGTAAAGACTTTTTTGGTCGATTTTCTTATTTGTATTGATAGTTAGTGGTATTCTCCATGTTTTTATATATCCACGTAAAATATTAAAAAGTATTCCAAATTCATTTGGATAATTGATAACAGGCGTACCAGATAACAGAACTATTTTCGCATTTTTAGCACTCATCAAATATTCGTATAACTTCACAGATAAATTAATTGGCAAATGTTCTTTTTCACCTTTTCTATCTTCGGCTATAGGCTTTTCTTTCTTTATTTTATTAACGATTCTACTAATCAAGTTATGTGCTTCGTCGATGATAACTACTGAATTATCAAATAAATTACGTGTAAATCCCGCAGTCATCTCGCTTAACCTCTGGCTACGCAAACCATTATAATTAATAAATTTATATTTATGATTTATCATTTCATTTAATTGCTCTTC